GATGTATCAACCTCTTTTTGTGCAGCGTCAACAACAGCCTCTTGCGCCTCAATTTGAGCGTCATAATATTGTTCAGTTATGATTTGTTCTTCTTGTGCATCCTCATAGGCTTGTTGAGCTAGTTTAACCCTATCTTTCGCTGCTTGGTATCTATCATTATATTCATCATGTCCAAGTTTCACTTCTGTTTCCAATGCTTCTTGAGCAGCATCCAAACTCATTTTTGCTATCTCTACTTGTCCTTTGGCCTTATCCACTTCATCATCTTTTTCATCTTCTAATGTCTTTAATAATCCTTTTTGAGTTTTAAGAACTTTCTTAGCAGCTTTTACAATATCATCTTGCGCATCAATTTGTTCATCAGCTAAGCGTTTTTCATCATCCCATGCCTCTTTTTTTGCATCAATAACGTCTTTTTGTTTATCAACTAAATCTTGAGCAGTTTTTACCTCTTGATCCATTACTTTTTTATATGCGTCTATTGCCTCTTGTTTAGTCTCTAACTCTGCGTCATTTAGTTTCTTTTTATCTCTTAATTGTTTTTCTAATGCCTTTTTCTGTTTCTTAGCCTCTTTCTCATCTGCCTCAGTTGTTTCTATACTCTCTCCAGTTTTAGCTGTTTTTGTTGTAGGTGTACCTGTTTTAGGTAATTTAGTTTCTTTTACCCCTACAGATGGTAGAGTTACTTTAAGACCAAATAATTTTGCAAGTCCATATATGGCAGCTGCAACTAAAGCAACAACTGCTAAAACGGCTATAAATTGAATAGACAATATAGCTAAGGATTTTAATAAATTACCTATTCCACCAATAACAGTAGTAAAAGAGAGATTAAGTCCTGTCATTGATACTTGCGCCAAAGTTCCCATAGTTGCAGTTGCCCCAAGTGCTGTTGCTGCATTAAGTGCATTTCTTGTAAATGTAAGTATTCCTGCAATAGGGTTTAAGAATAGGGTGTTTAGTAAAAGAGCTAAGGGACCAACAATTGCCAAAAGTCCTGCAAATATAACAATTGAGCTTTTTACCATTGGATTTAATGACATCCATGCTTTAGCAATATTATTAAGTCCTAAAGTTAAGTTTTTAACAAAAAAACTTACATATGGTGCTAAATCTTTTCCAACAGCATTTGCTAATGCTTTTACACTATTGGCAAAAACTGTAAACGTTCCAGATAAACTATTTGCTTGAATATCAAAATCAGCAGCAAGTAAAGTACCACTTTCTAATTCCTCATTTGCTCTTGCTTGTAGATCTTTAAAAATATCATAGTTGTTAATTAAAGGTTCTAATGCTTTGAGAGATACCTGACCAAAAATTTCTTGTAAATGTTGTACTTTTTCAGTATTACTTCCAACTAAACTATATCTTTGTATTAATTCATCTAATACTCCTATTAAATCTGTATCCATTCTTTTCTTAAACTTATCCATTTGTTCTCCTGAATATCCAAGTGCTTGAGCTACCTTATCTGATTTTTTAACCATTTCGCCTAGTGCAGTACCAAATTCAGTACCTGCTCTTGAAGCTGGTACAGCAGCAGCTACTAAAGTTCCCATTATTGCTGTTGTGTCAGCTAAGTTTAATCCTAAAGTAGAAGCCATAGGAGCTGCTCTTCTCATAGCTTCTATAACTTCTCCAAGTCCACCAGGTACAGCTTTTGATACAGCAAGAAGCATTGAAGAAATTTTAGTTACATTTTCCATATTGTCTCCAGCTTCACCAAAAGCTATTGATATTTTTGCAAGATTATTAGAAAGATCCTCTGTAGTTAAATCCTTAAAAGCGTCCCCACCAACTTTACTTAACATTACTGCTGCTTTAGCAAAATTAGTTATTGCTTTTTCTCCTGTAATACCAGCTTGTGCAGCAGCATATCCAGCTTTTTGTAATTCGTCTACTGTTATTGGGACTTGAGTAGAAATATCTATAAATCCTTGTGTTATTTTATCTGCCTGTTCTCTTGTTATATTTGCTGCTCTTTGAATAGAAACTGTTCCTTTTTCAAAATCTGCATATGTTTTAACAGCAGCTGTACCAGCAGCAACAATAGGTAGTGTAAAACCAGTTGTCATGGCAACTCCAAATTGTTTAAGACCTGCTGTAGTTAACCACAATGAATTAGTTATAGTCTTTAGTTGTTGGTCAAATATTTTTTGTTTTTCTGTTGCTACTACTGTTTGAAGAGCAAGAGCAGTTATTCCCTCAGCATTAGTACTTAATGCTTTTCCTTGATCTACCAATCCTTTTTTAACAGGAGTAAGAGAATCAGAAAGATTTCTATATGCTTCTCCTATTTCATTTTTCCACCCACCCAATAAATTAATAGTTTGAGCATTGAATTGACTCAAATCTTTGCCTGCTTTTTGTGCTTCAGTAACAAGATTACGTAGGGATTGTGCTGCTTCTTTAGTAGCATTATCCCATTGTTTAGAATCTCCCCCTAATGTAACTAATAGTTCACCTATGTTTGCCATAGTTATTTTCTATAAATAGCTCCTTGTAAATTTTTTGGTATTTGTGAAATACCACTTTTATCAAAACTTTTATTGTCCTTCTCGTCAGGAAAAGGTATAGGTAAATCTTGCCATTTGCCAGCTGATTTTTTATCAGCATGGATCATAAAATGAAACTTTAATTCAGCATTTTTTTCGTCAGCAGAAAAATTAGCAGCAAGTTGAACTAAGTCATAGAACTCCTCCCAATATAGTTCCTCCTCGCAATATTTTTTAGTCCAACCATAGCGAGAGGCGAGTCTGTCTATACACCAAAGAAAGAAACTAACATTAGGTACTCTTACTTTTTGGCTTGTACCTCTGCCCCTAACTCGCCAATAGGGGCGACGAAGTTTTTTAAGTTTTCAGCAACCCTATTTAATTTAGTGCAAGTTTTAAAGGCAGTAGTTATTTCTTCAGGATAGGCAATATCTTTGATTTTTTCCTCAGTTAGTTCTTGTTGATTAGAACAAATACTAATGAATTTAATCATTTTTTCAGGCCATGATTGAAACATGCTGACAATCAATTTGTCAAGATTTACAGTCTGTTCTTTTTGGTCAGCACTCACTTGTTTATCTTGTGTAATATCTCTAATAATATCCATATAAACTTTTAAGGCAGCATAAAATTTACCAGCCTTTAATCTTTCAATAGGATATTCTTGACCACCTAAGATAATTTTATCGGAGTTTCCACCATTAGAAACACTCCCATTTTTTAAGGGTTCTGTATTCATAATACTTTTACTAACTAATAATAATTAGTTCCAAGTTTTATGATTTATTCTGTTTGACTTGGAACAGTTGTTTACCTGAAGCATGGCTTGTTTCTGCATAAGCAGTAAACGTAATGCCAAATGCTGTTGGGTTTTCTCTCTCAAAGTTAGCTGTGATTCCCCCTGCTACGCAGCGGAAAAATGTCCAAGTTGTTAAATAGGCAGTATCATTATCTGTTATCACCAATTGTAATGGTTCAAACGAGATTGTCGAAACACCTCCAACTCCAACGTAATATCCAGAAGCAGCATCTTTTGAAGAAGCCTGCCCTGACAATACTAGTTTGAGATTTTCAGCTGTGGACTCTAACATTGAGAATTCAACTGTAGCAGTTTCTCCAGTTATTGCAACGTCAACAGGTGGTGTAACCTGGTCGCAGAAGATATCAGACGTTTCAATAGTGTAAGTTACTGTAACTCCACCAGTTGTGCATCCGACATCAGTTCCGAGAACGTCCATATCATAATAGCCATCTGTATTTGCACTGGCATTGACACGTCCTCCTACTCTAACCACAGCGCCACCAGTATTTATGTTTGTAGCTGTAACTCCCATAGTGTGAATTCCTTAATAAATTGATAATATTTCTTACTCTAAAACTTAAACTAAAACTTTATCTATTAGCCACTCTTGCTTGTTCAAGCTCAAGATCCCATTCGATCTTAGACATGAACAATATTTCAGGGCTTCTACGAGCACATCCTCTACCTTTTTCAGCTATGATAGCTGGATAATCTCTTTCATTAACTTGAGTTGGAACAGGCATTCTATATTTATCTTTTGTAAAGATATAACGAGTTCCTGTTACTGCTCCGATTCGCTCAGCCTCGTCAGCAACTCCCAAATAAACTACTTCTCTATATTTTACTGTAGGAACCTCTTTTTTTTCAATAGGTATTTCTACCTTAACAGTTTCCTCTAATGGTTTTTCTGTATTAGAAATTGTTTCTTGAGATTCAGTAAGTGCTGATTGAACTTGAGTTTTTTTAGGTCTACCCATATTATTTTTCCTCCTTTAAGTGATTTCTAACTACTATACATAATTTATCAAGACCAATTTTTTGGTGTCCGATAATATCTCGCCATGTATCTCTTATTCTTGCTTTAGTAAATTCTTTAAAATCCTCTGGAAAGTTACGATTTTCAATCTCTTTACAGAGTTGAGCTTCTAATTTTCTTAATTCGCTCCATAAATCCCCAGATAAGTCTTTAATAGCCTCAAAAGCCTCCTTATCCTCGATTTTCGTCCACCTTTGCCATTTTGCCTCTAACTCCAAAAGGTAAGAGGGTTTTTTAATTAACGACCCTTCTGGATCATGTGTTACCTTAAACTGTGTTGACATATTGCTCTCCTTTTACTGTTCACTTGGTCGCCCAAGTAATCCTGTATCTTATGGGTGTAACCCAAACTTGTAAATTAGGATCTTTAATAGGTTCTACTAAAGTGTCCCTGTAACAACTATAACAGATTATTTTTGTTGTGTCCAATGTTCTTTGTCCATGTAATAAACTTTTAATTCTTGCTTCTATATTATCAGAAATTTCAGTTCTTGAATCTCCACTAAAAATTGATAAGCGAATAAATGCCCTTGTTACCTCGCCTCCCGCTGTTGTTTCATTATATACATTATCCTGATCTGTTATAAATGAATATACCAAACAAGGATAAGTAGGCTCATTAGGTGGATCTCTATGAAATATTTTACCTGCCCCACCCAATAAAGCTCTTAAAGTAGTATCGTTATTTAATTTAGCAAATAACGCCTCTTTTAAAAAATGTATATTTTTTGAATATGTACTCATGTTATTATTAAACTTTTACCCTTTGTAAATTGTTCAGTATTTATATTTCTTAATTGTTTTTTTCCCTTTATACGAGAAAAACTATTTAAAGTTTCTCTAAGAGTTTTTGCTATATCAGGTATAATTTTAGGTGAAACATCAAGCCATGCACCCTCCATATAATGGTGTCCTTCCCACCACCATGCTCCTTTAGTTTTTAATACCTTAACAGGAGTTCCTTTTTTTACAAAACCACCAGTCATCCAATGGCCAAATTCCACCCACTCTGCATAGCTCTCCCCTTTTTTATTAACTGCAACTCTCATATCAGGTCCTACTGTTCCTCTATTTTTATCAAGCATATTTACCTCAATAGAATCTCTTAGTTTACCTGTGCTATAAATAGGATTTACTTTCCCCTGAAGTATTTCTTTAGCTTTATCTCTTATTTCTATAAGATTATTATATAATTCACCTGAAAAGTCTTTGTTTATAGCAATACCAACGTCATTAAGATTTTTAATTGTGTCATTTATTCCTTGTAATGATAAGCCTAATTTCACGTTATTTTTGCTCCTGCCTCAACTGATAATACTTGTGTATTTTTCTCTGGTATTCCCGATACTGCTTTCATTATTATTTTAACATGGTGGCTATCTGTAATGTTTACATTAGCCGCCTCCCAATTTTCTACCCCCAAAACCATATATCTTTTGGTCGTTTTTTCATCATAAACCTGATCGCCTATATGAATATCACGAACAGCATCCCCCTCATAATAATTTATATAAGCGACATGGTCTTGGACATGAACTCTACCTTGTATCTCAAATTGAGTATCGTCTGTTTTAGGTTGAACATTAGCTTTTAATGACGCATAAGCAAGGCTTAATGA